TATGGTGTGGAGCTAGTGATTTCTGGGCTGTCATGTCTGTATTTATAATAGGTGTATTGTGGGAAGTAGCTGAATACTTCATAGAAGGTACTGAAGAGGTATATGGTACTAAGAAGAAATGGGCATATAACACAGCAGCTGATATCTTTGTAGAGACTGCAATAGCAATTTGGATGGTTATATGAAACCAAATGAATTTAGAGTATTTGTAGGACTCATGATATTATTGCTGGCTATCTTATGCATAGTGTCATTATTTACTGGATGTGATTCAGGATGGTCAATAGCTGGCTGGGAGATTAAGTGAGTGGTAAACCATCTACAGCCAGAAGCTATAGGGGAACTGTCGTGGATGATAACATGGTTTTCTCTATCAACATTAAATGGATGGGACAGATTCTGGTTCTGTGTGGGATGCTGGTTTACGGTTATTGGAATATTCTCTCACGTATCGAAACCCTTGAGGACGGGATGGCTACTTCGACTGCCCAAATCGGTGAACTGGTTGATAGACATATAGAGGATGAACAAATAAGATACAAAAAGATGGAAGAAGAATTACAATGGTATCAAAAAGAATTAAATCTAAATCCACTAAGTTGGCGAAAGAAAAAAAAGAAGTAAGGGCTATGTCTTTTAGTGAGATATTAGCCAAGATTAATCATTATGTGAGTATACATGGTAAATTACCAGAGAACTAATGGTAGATTTTCTAACAATTTACAGCGAAGCTGGCATGATAGGCGTCGTTGGCGTGATGTTTGTATACCTTGTATATACAATGTCATCACGGGCGAGTCAACAGGCTGAGGCTCTTGAGAATCTTAAAGTAGAGAACGAAGAACAGTCTGTAAGAATATCGAATATTGAGTCTATAGTGCTTAAATTCTTAGACAGATGGAACCGCTCTGATGAGACTAGAGATAGGCGACATGAAGATTTAGTTAAAGAAGTCAATGACATGTCTGATGTCTTGATGGAAATAAAAGGAAGCGTAAGCAGAATAAATGGAAGAGGCGGATAACCGTGGATAGTATAAAAGTTTCTAGTACAAGCTTTGCATCGATGGGTGTAATGATGTGGGATGCAATCCCATGGGTCTTAATGGTAATAATTGGTATACTACAAATAGTATATCTTTCTTACAAAATAAAGAAAATAAAGGAGTCATAATGGACTTTAAAAAGTTGTTGCTTGATATGGCTGAAGCTCAGGCAGATAAAATGCAGGATGAAGCCATGGGCTTTATAGCATCTGATGAATTTGGCGATATGATAGCTAGTAAGATAAATGAAAAAATAGACATTCCGTTTGTTTCAGAAGATAAAGAACAGATTTTCTTTGAGCGTGTTGTTGATATCGTCACTGACGTGCTCGAAGGTGTCTTTAAAGGAAAGTAAATTGAAGTTTGGTGATGCTATCAAAGTAATTTTGAAGCACGAGGGCGGCTATGTAAATGATAGTGATGACCCCGGTGGCGAAACTAATATGGGGATAAGCAAGCGAGCTTATCCTGAAATAGATATAAAGAGACTTACTGAAGCTGAAGCAACTGCAATTTATTATGATGATTACTGGAGACCAGCTAGGGTGGAAGATGTCCCAGAAAATTTACGCCTTATTTATTTTGATATGGTTGTGAATATGGGGAAAAGACGAGCAACTAAGATTCTACAAGAGTCAATATCTGCAAAAGGAATAAAGACGTCTGTTGATGGTCTAATAGGACCTAATACAATAGCAAATGCTAAAAAATCTGGACTAGAGCCAGGAAGGTTGCGTAGTTATAGGGTAAAATACTACGCAGACTTAGTAAATAGAAAACCCAATTTAGAGAAATTTTGGTACGGATGGTACAGGAGAGCAAAACAGGTTTAGAGCTTTTTGAAGACTTAGACTTCAAGGGTACTAAAAAGTGGAAAGAAGAACCACCTGGTACTTGCCCTTATTGCCTATTTGAGGGGTCGATAAGTGGTATAGAGATACTTGGTGCCTATGATGGAACTCTATTCTGGGAATGTAAAAAATGCGGAGAAAGAATGTTGAGGTTCACTAAAGAAACTACTGTTAAACATTTATCTAAGACCGCAAATCTATTCATTGATTTAGAGGGACTAGATACTATATGGGAACAAATACCAAATTAGATAAGGGTGTTATTAAACGTGGAATCATCACACCAGACAAACACTTTCCGCTCCACTGTAGAAAAGCCATCGACATTGTATGCCAAGCTATACGTATCATTAAACCTGATTTCTATGTCGATTTGGGTGACGTTGGTGAATTTGAAAGCGTATCACACTGGCAATGGAAAAAGAAAAAACGTCCTCCTTTGGAGTATCAACTCCCACGACTATATGCAGACCTCGGTAGTATTAATGCTGGTATGGATACCATTGATGAGGCTCTTGATAAGGCTAATGTGCCTAAACGATATTTCTGTGAAGGGAATCATGAAGAGTGGCTCAATGGTTTTTCAGAAGAGAACCCGTACTTACAGGGACTTAGGGTCAGAGATGCTTTACTACTTGAACAAAGAGGATATAACTATTACCCAAGTGGGGAGTACTTAAAAATAGGTCATTTATGGTTTTATCATGGACATCATTTTGCTGGTATACATCATACACGGAACCACTTATTAAGGTTGGGTGTTAATATTATGTATGGACATCACCACGATATGCAACAAACAAGTGTCACTCAGATGGACGGACCCAAGTCTGCTTGGTCTATTGGCTGTTTAAAAGATATGTCAAGTGAGAGTAATTCATTTCTTGGTAGGAGAAAGACGAACTGGGCGCACGGGTTTGCTGTTGTTGATTATTATGATGATAACAGATTTACTGTACACCCTATTAATATTATAGATGGTGTTACATCTTTATGGGGCAGGAGGCTTAGTTCCAATGCCTAAGAGCAATTTTGAAATAGAAACATTTTCTGTTGGAGTTGTCTCTAATCCTAGTGATGAGCGTGACATTCCTAAGAATGCGGCTACTTATTCTTTGAATCTAGACCCCCTAGATGCGTCTGAATTGTCTGGGATACCTAGTGATTACTTTTTAAAGCCTGGTGGGTTCAATTCTAGTTACTGGGGTTTTACTTATCATGCTGGTGATAGTTCTACTCCTGGTAGCAATGAGAGTCCCGTAGGTACATCAGCAACATTTTCTCAAATAGGTGGCACCGTTGAAGATGAGAGTTCTGAATGATAGTTTCAACTAGTACTGATTTTAGCGGCACAGAAGGGACTATTTTCAGGGTGGAAATGTTGAATGATGCTGGGACATCATGGAAGTGGTCTAAAAAGACTCTTATTGGTGCGTGGGATGCTTATACAACTGTAACTGATTATGATTTAGATGTAGATATAACTCTGGCTTTAGGTGTTAAGGTAAAATTTGTTCAATCAGCCAAATCTGATTATAATGATGGTGATTATTGGTTATGGATAATGACTGTAGATATGAAATTGGATGAAGATGAGGCTGGTGGCTATACCAATTTAAAGGTTATAGAAAATGGTGATAAGAAGAATCTGATTATACTTAACAAAAATTCTGGTGATGTAGTAGAGATAAAAGATTTTGAATCAGCAACCCCATCTATAAATGAGAATATAGTAAATATAGGGTCTTCAAATAGTATAGATATTTGTAATAAGAATAAAGAAATTTATATTGCTCGTGGCATAAATAATAATCCCAAGTGGGTTGGGTATACTAAGAATAATAATTTTGACCATCCTAGTGAGCTTGCTAGTATTTTTTCAGATGATGCATATCGCACTATAGATGTTGAATCAACATTTACTAAGATACTTGATGATTTTGTCACTCTAAGGGGGGCAAAAGAAGCAGATGATGTACTGAAACAGAAAAATTCTAAGATAGTAGCTGGTATAAAGTATGGCGAAGATAGGCTTTATGTTTGCGAGATAGCAGACCTTGATGAAAGCACACCAACGGGTACAGTTTATAGTTATAAACTTGACCGTATGCCGATAAGGGTGCGATTAGATTATTCCACATTTAATGCAACTGGTCAAAAGCATGTTATTGGAGTAGCTGTAATGACAGCACCTCCTTCTGGTGTTAGCGGTGATGATGCTTACAGAAACTCTATAGAATTCTGGAAAATACCCCCGAGTTCGAAACCGGGAGCCATTGTTAGAAGGCACAAGACTATTCATTTAGTAAAGCCGAGTACGTTTCTTCTATCAGATTCAGATGATAAGGCATTTTCAGATTTTTTAATAGTGCCAACCCATATTGACCATACGGATGCTAGTTGCAAATTCCATGCTATTTTTTCGTATGAGCTATCATCAGAAGAAACTTCTATGGGGGCTAATGGTCAAGAATGCTTATATCGTGTAGAGGGTATAAATACTTTGTCTAATGGTGATGTAGTAACTTCTGAAGTAAAGGGCACTCCAGCAGACGGTTTTTATGTCAGTATGACTCCTAAGCTTGATTATAGTGGTGATGCGGCTGGAACTGTTGCCAATACGGTAAATCAGTTTGTTAATGTAACTAACACTAATCAAGATAACCCAAGTAGTGCTGTTACTAGTGGTGCGAAAGCAAGGATACTATCAGTAACCAATATTAATTTAGCTATAGGCGGTTATGATAAAGATGGTATTAACCCACGAATACATTTTACTGTAAATCTAGCTCCTCCTACTCGTCATGGCGCTCCACAGATTGAATCGTTTGGACCAGTTTGGAGAGACAACACTACTGAAAAGAATTTATGGATTG